AGACGCTCAAGCACGTCAGTGCGATTTTTCACATTGTAGAGGTCAAACAAGCCTCCGGAACCCAGCAATACCTCGTACTTCAGACCAAACAAACCGTCCATCGAGACGTTCCATTGCGTCTGCACGCGCAGGAACATCTGAACTGTCTCCCAGTTCTCCTCCCAAACCTCAAAGTCCTCAGACTCCTCAGCTTTAGGTTTAGGCAGCTTCATGCCAAACGCTGCAGCGTCGTCTTGGGTCTTGTCTTCGACCTGCTTGCCGCCAGAAACCCAATAGAGCGCAGCGTCTTTTAGTTTCCCGTTTCAGCCTCCGAATAAGTACTGGTGTAAGCGTTGAGGACTGACTTCAGCCAATCAACGTCGTCAGCAAACTCTTTGAGCAACTCTTTTGAGAATGCCAAAGGCTCGCCATCTTCCTCGATGCCTTCCCAGCCAACTAGGATCTTTTCGAGAAAGGGCAGGCCTGTCGCATCACCCATTTTTTCAAGCTCAGACATCTTCACTCTTTTGAAGATGGCTACGAACTCTGACGTGTCAAATTCTCCTGGGCGATCAGAGCTTGGTTCTTTGACTTCGACAGGCCACTTGAAGGTTTTATTCTTCTTGCGAACAAAAGCCATTAGATAAAGGGATAAGCCGGCTCAGCATACACAAAAAAAAGGAGCCCGCAAAGGCTCCCTTGAGTGTTGATCTCTGCCTTGCATCAGGTGTAGAT